CTGGACTACGACCGCGAGACCAACTCACACAGGTTCGTGACCCAAGAAGACGCCGCGGAGATGTTCGACCCTGACGTGTACGGCTCGCTGTGGGACTACACGCCAGAGAAGAACCGGTTCAGGCGCATGCTGTCCACCATCATGAACCGGCTGGGGCTAAACAGAAAAGATATTGCCGGCATGCTCGGGGTGGACAAGGCCCAGGTCACCAGGTGGTACGCGGGCAAGCGAACGCCGAGCGCCGACAATGAGGCCAAGCTGGCGGACCTCTACGAGAAGGCCAAGAAACAACCCCTGAAGGCGAGGCAGATGCCAAAGCCGAGAAGCCTCGCGGGGGCGGCCAAGAATGGCTAGCAGAGTATTAAAAGAGAAACGTCACCAGGGCAAACCAGGGCCGTACTGCGCCCATTGCCCGTACAAGGACGAGCCATACGTCCCGCCAACCAAGAGACAGCGCTCCGGCGGCGTCATGGTTGTCGGCGCCGGACCAGGCGCGCCAGACGTCAGGAACGGCGAGCGCTACACGATGAAAGGCATCACGGGCAAGCGACTCGAGAAGCAGCTGAGCTACGCAAAGGTGTTCCTGAGTGACTGCTGGGTGGATGACGTGGTGGCGTGCCTCGTGCCGAAGAAGAGGAGGCCGACCAAGACGGCCATGCGCTGCTGCCGGCCACTCCTCGAGGACACGCTGGAGAGGTGCAAACCACACACGATAGTCACCCTCGGGGCGGACGCGCTTGAGGCGTTCTACCCGGGAGCCAAGATAACGGCGTATCACGGGGCCAGGATTCAGGGCGAAGGCTACACGCTGGTGCCGATGCACCAGCCGAACGCGTTTGACGACAACCCCGGCATCCTGAGGACGATATACGAGGACTACCGGGGACTGTTCGACAGGCCGATGCTGGAGCAGCTGGACGGCAACTACAGGATTGGCCGGTACGGGTCCAGGGTGAACAGGCGGTTCGCCATAGACACGGAGACAACCGGCCTAGACCTCAGGTCGAAACTGCTCGGAGTGTCGATGTGCGAGGAGCATGGCGAGGCCGTGTACATACCGGGGAAGGACATGCCCAGGGGGCTGACGCTCGACGGCAAGGCGACGATGCACAACGCCAAGTACGACCTTGGCATCCTGGAGAGCAACGAGGTGGCCCTTGTCGGCGGATGGGAGGACGTGGACGACACGATGCTGCTCGCGTATTGCATGAACAAGAGACCGCTTGGCCTCAAGGCGCTCGGCATCCAGGAGTTGCACCTGGAGCAGTCCATGTACGCCGAAGTGGCAGACTCGAAGGGCTCACTCGTCGGCGTAGACCTGGAGGACGTGGCCAAGTACGGCTGCGGCGACTCCGACCTAACGCTGAGGCTCTGGGACCACCTGTGGTCAAGGGCGACGCCAAGGGAGAAGCGCCTGTACGAGGAGATAGAGAAGCCGCTGCCGCCGATACTCGCGAGGATGCAGCTCAGGGGCGTCATGGTGGACGTGCCGCACTTCGAGAGGCTATCGGAAGACTTGGCAAGGGTCTTGCGCAACAAGCTACGCCGGATACGCACGCTAGAAGGCTGCGGCATTCTGGAGCAAGACACGCTGACGTCGCCGACAAGACTGGCCAGGTGGCTAAGCGCCCTACTCAAGACCGGGGTCAAGAACACAGACAAGTACGCGCTGGAACGGCTCCAGGGCAGGCACCCCGCCATCAAGTCCATCCTGGAGTGGCGCTCGACGTACAAGCTGAAGACAGCGTTCGTCGACAGCATCCTCAGGCTACAGCGGGCCGGCCTGATATTCCCCGAGTTCAACCAGACGGCCACCACGACAGGCAGAATGAACGGCAGGCACCCGAACATGCAGCAGCTGCCCAAGAGGACGGACACCACGATACGGGACGGCTTCATCGCCCCGGAAGGCCACGTCGTCGCGGTCCTGGACAACTCCCAGATTGACCTCAGGTCCCTGGCGTACCTGTCGCAGGACAGGGAGATGCTGAGGGTGTTCGCGGAGGACCTGGACATGCACGACGAGACCGCGATGGACCTCACTGGCTCGCTGGACGAGACCCACAGGCGGCTGGCCAAGACGGCCAACTTCCTGGTGGTGTTCGGCGGGGGCGCGTCGGCCCTGGCGCAGAAGACCGGCGTCGACGAGGAGATGGCGTACGACTTCATGGACCGCTACTGGGAGAGGCACGACGGCGTCAGGGGCTGGGTCGAGAGGACGCACAGGTTCCTGCTGGACAACGGCTACGTCGAGACAGCCTACGGCCGCAGGAGACACATCCCGAAGGTGTACACCCAGGAGAGGGGAGCCGCGTACCGTGAGGGACAGAACATGCCCGTCCAGGGCACCAGCGCCGACATACTGAAGCTACAGACCAAGGCAGCAGAGGACGCCGGCGTCGGGGCAATGATGTTCGGCCAGGTCCACGACGAGCTTGACTTCTACGTGCCGGAGGACAGCTGGGAGGAGCGCGTGAGGGTCCTAAAGGCCGCCATGGAGGGCGTCGATTGTCCGTTCAAATTGAAGGTCGAGGCCTCGGTAGGCAAGACGCTGGGGACCGTGGAGAAGGTGAAGCTATGAGCAAAAACGCACCGAAGAGCAAAGCCGTAGAACTGCTGGAGGCGGAGCTTAACCGCCTGGATGGCGAGGTAACGCGCCACTTGAAGGAAGAGAACTGGCTCAACGACAGGGCGCGGCACGAACGGGAGGCCGTAAGCAAGCTGCACGAGGAGATACACGAGGTGGAACGCGACCTCAACGCCATCAACAGGCTGACCGGAGGCGAGGATGCTTGACAGGCGGAAATCGGGCCTGTACGTCCAGGCGAAGTTCATGGAGAAGGTCGAGTTTGACCGGATACTCAGGGACATGGGCGTGCGGTCGGCGAGGGCGAGGGACGCGTTCTGGAGGCAGAGCCAGGGCAGGCAGCCGCTGACCGAGGAGGTCGTGCGCCGGACGGTGAAGAAGACGCTGGAGCAGGCGCCTGACCTCAGGTGGAGGACATTCTGATGGCATACGAGCCGAGGGCGTACCTGTCAGTGGTCAAGCCGCTGACGGCCGGGGACCTCAAGGGGACCGCGTTCTGGCGGAACTGCAAGAGCGCCAGGCGGCGAGGCTGCAAGATATGCGACGACTGCCCGCTCAGGAGGGAAATCGAGCGGGCCGAAAGGGAGGCAGGCGAATGAGAGACGTAGCGAAACTCAGCGGGGGCTCATACGCCGCGCTGGCCAGGAGGCTGGCCTACGCGGGCTCGCTCGGGGCGCTGCTCCCGTGGGAGACGGCAGGCGCGGGCGACAGGCCCAAGAGACCGATGCCGGACGGGTGCGAGTGGTTCAGGAGCTGCGGGCGGTGCAACTTCGGCGACTGCGCGGCCTGCGGCAACGGCTCGATGGACTACCTGGCGCCGGGGACGGTGATGCGCTACGGCGCGCCGTCGGCGGACAGGCTGAGGGCCGGAGCGTTCAAGACGGCGCTGGCCGACGGCATGGGGTTCTACGAGGCGCGGGAGTTCTTTGACGTGGACACCGAGACGGCCATGCGGTACGCCAGGGACGGCCGGAGCAAACAGCGCGGACAAAGCCGCGCGGTCCAGGAGGAGGCCATAAAGGCCAGGAAGGCCGGGGTGCCGGAGCTGGTGGTGGCCGGGCGCTGCGGCGTCCACCCCAGGACAGTGAGGAACTGGTGCCGCGGGGTCGACGGCATCGAGAGGGGCAACGGCACGAAGACGAGGCACATGCTGGCCTCTGTCTGTACGGATAGGAACATGTCATGACCTGGCAACTACCTGGCAACTGTTGCCAGGCTGAATAGGGAAAACCGGCCCGCTCCTATTCGGGGGCTGTATATATATGTATATATTATACATATGTACATATGCCATTAGAGCGGCCGACAGTGGCTGACACGTGGCCAGAAAAGGAGGCGCCATGACAAACAAGAATCCGAGAGGAGAGCCGCGACCGCAGGACGGACGAGGCGGCGGAGGCGGGATGCCCGGCGGACAGGGCGGCGGAAGCAACCCGGGCCCATGCCCAGACGGCGGACCCGGAGGCGGACAGGGTGGAGGCCAAGGCGGCGGGAAGAACAGGTAGTCGATATGTAATGTTCTTACGCGGCCGGCCTTTCTGCCACTGTGCCGGATGTTCTGGGAAACTAGAACGATTGCGCTGGTGCAGAGACAGACTAGAACAAGTGCACTAGTATGGAACGATGGGTCACGTAACATGCGGGAAACGTATTCAATTGAATAGGGGAAAACAGGCGCCCGGCGCGCCAGTTGGAGGACCGCCAGGATTACCCCCGGTGCCGGGCCCTGCCGGCGCGCACAGCGTTTATTTTACGGATTGCGAATCTGGTTTTTTTGGAGGCCGATATGGATAATAGGCGACGGAGGACGCGGTGAAGATAGAGACCAGGTGGTGCCCGGACTGCCAATATAAGACGCCGGTCAGGAGGGTGCGCGGGTGGCTGAAGAGGCTGCTGTGCCTCGACCAGGTGTATGAGTGTCGCATCTGCGGGTGTCGTTGGTCTGTGTTCAATGGGATGCCGTACAGGCGAGAGGACAGGCGATGATACTCGGATGGCTGCTCTGCCTCGTGGGGCTGCACGACTGGAGCCCATGGGTCGGCGCCTTCGGACCGTTCTGCCACAGGGAGTGCAGGCGCTGCGGAAGGTGGAGCGGATGGAGGGTAATAGAATGATTATACCGATGCTGTGCAAGCTCGCGGCCTGGCCGCACGACAGGGAAGGTTGGCTGTGGGAGCGCAAGCACGACGGCGTCAGGATGCTGGCGACAGTCGGCAAGACCGGCGTGAGGCTCCAGGCCAGGAGCGGCGCCGACAAGACCACGCAGTTCCCGGAGCTTAGGCACATATATGTTATTGACGACAGCGGAAGCACCGGCTCATCGGTCATTGACGGCGAGGTGGTGTCGAGGGACGGTCTCTCGTTCCAGGACTTCGCCCAGAGGCGCATGAACAGGACCGGGGACATCAACAGGCTGGCCAGACAGCGTCCGGCGATGTTTGTCGCGTTTGACATGATACAGTTCAGAGGCAGGGGTATTGACCATTGGACTTTGGCCGAGAGGCGGAGGTTGCTCCACTCTATGGTCCCGCAGTCTGACTGGCTGCGCTTTCCCGAATGGGGCGCGAGCGGGACTGGCATGTTCGAGGAGGCCAGGCGCATGGGCTGGGAGGGCGTGGTCGGCAAGGACCTGTCGCAGCCATACCTGTTCGGCAAGAGGGGATGGCTCAAGGTGAAGGTCTGGCGGGAGGGCATGTTCAACATTGTTGGCTATGATGTCGGTCGGGGCAAGCGAGAGGGAATGGCCGGCTCGTTCTGGCTGGAGAACGACAGACATGAGCACGTCGGCAAGGTCGGCACTGGTTTTGATGACAAGACACTGTGGTACTTGACCATCTTGGTCCAGTCGGGCAGAAAGGTCAGGTTCCGGGTGAAGTACATGGAGGTCACCAACGACGGGCTGCTCAGGTTCCCGGTGTACCTCGGGTTGGAGGGATAGATGTTCAAGGACACGGCACGGATAATATTGACGCTCGAATGCCCGCGCAGCTGCGGGTACTGCGTCAACAGGCAACCGGGCATCCTGGACCAGGCGACCACGTTTGTGCGCATGAGCGAGATGGTCGCGGAGCTGGTGTCGTACAGGGCGGCGTGCCTCACCGGCGGCGAGCCGATGCTGGTCATGCCCAGGCAGACAATCATGTTCGCGAAGGCCATCAAGGCCGCATACCCGTGGATGAGGGTGTACGCCTATGTCTCTAGCTACCAGGCCCTGCCTGACATGCGCGAGCTGGTGGGCGTGACTGATGGCGTGAACTACACGCTGCACGCCAGCATGACCAACGCCGAGGCCGTCAGGTTCCACAACTTCCAGGTGCTGGCGACGAGGGAGAACGGCTCGCACAGGCTGGTTATACATCCGAGCGCGGACAGAAAGCTGGTGCTGGAGACGGAACGTTGGCGTGAGGTGAAATTTGGCCCATGGCCGCGGAGCGGAGAGTGCCGCTTGCCTGACAACGAGGACCTGTTCATCTGGGCGCGACCAGGGGAGCCGAGACAAGAATCGGGGCCGACGAACAGGGTCAGGAGTGTCACTGCACCCTTCACGCCAGGATTCTCGTCTGAGGACTTGGCCGATATAGACCGGTCGCGAGCAAGCCAAGGGGACCGAGGCTGACCGTGGCGGCTTGAGCGCGAGCAGACCGCGAAGGTCGTTTTTGACCCAGGAGGTCTGAGCGCGAGCGAACCTGATGGGTCAAAGGAGGAGACAAGTGCTGAGGATAAGATTCGACAGCGACAAGGTGCTGATAATCACCAGTGACGAGAGCAACCAGGTGCACATTTCAAGACCGTATTCAGAGGTCGAGGTGTCGGTGCTCGACGGCAAGAGCGTATGGCGAACGCTGTCAGGCGACATCCGGACAATAATTCGGGCCGGCCGTATGGCTCTGGAGATGGCGCGGCTTGTTTCCCCGAAGGGACAGGACGACAGCGGCGAATAGGTCAAGGCGGTATAATAGATGAGTATGGATAGAGGTCAGGCGCCACCTGCAAGAGTCGGCATATCCGGCAAGATGAGGTCAGGCAAGGATACCGTGGCCGGTTTTCTTGTCGACCGCGGCTTTCAGAGGTTCGCGTTCGCGGACCGCCTGAAGGAGCTGGCTTCAGAGCTTTTTGACGTCCCTCCCGGCGAAAAGAACAGGGCTCTGCTGGTGGCGCTTGGTCGCAAGATGTGCGAGCTTGACAGGGACGTGTGGGTCAACCACGTCCTGCGTCGCATCCCGATTGATGGCAGGGTTGTTGTCTCCGACGTGCGGTTCCCGTATGAGGCGAACGCGCTGCGCGCCGCCGGCTTCTACCTGGCCAGGATAGACTGCGACTATCGCGTGAGGCTGGGCAGACTGGCCAAGACGGAGGGACTGGATGCCGCCAAGCTGATGTTCGATGAGTCAGAGGTCGCGCTTGATGACTGGGATGACTGGGATTTCAGGCTGTATGCCGGCAAAGGTTTGTACGCGCTGAAGGTTCAGGCTACCGCGATGGCGGACACGTTGCTGAGGGGCGAGAGATGACCGGGGACAGCAAGGACGGCGCGGTCGTCAAGAGACCGAAGGGCAGGCCGCCAAAGCATGGGGCGTACTCAGGCAACATGCTGATACCGGTCACGAAGGAGAAGCGCCAAGATATAATAGACGTGCTCTACGGGAAGGACGTGCCCGTGGCCCTCTCCGACAAGGTGTACATTGACCTGCTGGCCAGGAGCCTCGCCAAGATAGAGCTGATGGACAGGTGGCTCACGGTGAACGGCATCATCACCAGGGACAAGGACGGCGCGCCTATACCGCAGCCGCTATTGAGGATATACTGGGCGGCTGTCAACTCGGCGATGAGGGCATGCGACCAGCTCGGCATGAACCCCGCCTCGCGCTACAGGCTGGGGCATGACATGCTGGCGGTCGAGAAGGACCTGGCCGCCAGGATGGCGGAGGACGACGACTGATGCTATGGCAAGAAGTAGTTAATCATGCGGTCAATGTCATGTTGATACTCGGCATTCTAATGATTGTTGGCAAGACAATAGTGGCCCTTATTATTGCAAACAGGATGGACTAATGGACGCAGTTGGCTTTGACCAGTTTGAGGCATTCGCGCTGAGGAGCGGTTGGTGCAAGGTGTCTGGCGTGGACGCCACGAACGAGACGAACGCCGTCTACGTGACGCCGTCAGGCCGCGTCATAAGGGTGGTGTCTGTCGGCGGCAGCGTAGTGAGCATCAGCGCGCTCAACGTGTGGGAGGTGAGGCGTGGCCGTTAAGGCGAAACCGGCACCTCTTACCGAAGAGCGTGTCGACAAGTACAGGCATGACATCATAGCGTTCCTTGAGGACCAGTACATAGTCGCGGAGACGGGGAAGCTGATAGTCATAGAACAGTGGCAGAAGGACCTCATACTGCGACCGCTGTTTTACGACCTCGACGAGGAGGGCAGGCGCAAGTACACCCTGGCGATAATCGGGCTCTGCAAGAAGAACGGCAAGAGCACGCTGGCCGCCGGCATTGGGCTCTGGTTCTGTTTCGCCGGCGAGCAACACGGCGAGGTCATCATAGCGGCAAACAACCTTGACCAGGCGTCGCTCATAATATACGAGAAGATACGGCAGGCGTTCAGGGACAACGCCCAGCTACACAAGTCAGCCAGGCTGTTGAAGTCTGGCATCGAGATGAAGTCGACCGGCACGGTATGCCGGCCCATAGCGCACAAGTACCAGACGGCGGCGGGCGTCAACCCGACACTGGTCATATTCGATGAGCTGTGGGGCTTCCAGGGCAGGCAATTCTACGACGAGCTGACCGAGTCGCCGGCTAGGCGTGAGCCGCTGAGCCTTGTCGTGACGTACGCCGGGTATGACAAGGATTCGCTTCTCCATGAGCTCTACGAGATGGGCCGCAAGAAGAAGGACCCAAAGATGTTCTTCATCTGGCTGCACGAGAACATGGCGTCATGGGTGACGGACGACTATCTCGCGTCGCAGAGGCTCAGGCTGCCGGCCAACAGTTTCATGCGGTTTCATGAGAACAGGTGGGCCGCGAGCTCAGGACAGGTCGTGACTGAAGAGGACATCGGGCGGATTCACGCGACCCCGTGGCTGCCGCAGTTCGGGGCCGCGACAGACAGGCAGCTGGATTACATTATATCTAACGACCTTGGGATAAGCCATGACAGGGCCGCCAGGTGCGTGGGGCATTATGACCCGAATGACGGCAAGGTGTATGTAGATTCTCTCCGCTGGTGGGAGGGCACCAAGAAGGAGCATGTCCCGATTGGCGAAGTCGAGCAGGACCTGGTGGACTCGGCCAAGGCGTTCAGGACCACCCGCCTGCACATAGACCCATGGCAGATGGAGTACGTGATACAGCGGCTCAAGGGCATGTTCAGCGTAACGCCGTTCAACTTCAACGCCGACATAGTGTATCTGTCGCAGACGTTGCTGACGCTGGTACGGACAGGCGCGCTTGTGATGTACAATTGCCCAGAGTTTGACAGCGAGCTCGGGCAGATAGTGTCAAGGCAGACGGCCAAGGGATGGAGGATAGACCATGTGCGCGGCAAGCGTGACGACCTTGTCGTAGCCGTCGGCATGATGGCGGTTGAGGCCATCAGGACGCAGTTCGGCTCCAATTGGGAGCCACCCGGCGAGAAGCAGTTTGATACTCCGCCTATCGGGTTCAAGGGCGTGAGAGGCAAGGAGTTTTAGATGGAGATAAATATCGGAAGGTTTCGCATCAAGGCTGGCGGGCAGATGCAGGCCAAGGAAACGCCACCTGGCACAGAGAAAGAGATTGGGGCGAGTGGCACGCCGGTATTCTCGAAGATGCTGTACGAGACGGAATACAATTCCGACCTGAGGGGCGACCTTGCCATCAAGACATACGACAAGATGCGCCGCTCTGACGGCCAGGTGAAGGCGGCTCTGCTTGCGTGCAAGCTGCCGCTCTTTGTCGCCAGGTGGGACATGGCACCGGCCAGTGATGACCCGCTTGATGTCGAGGTGGCGGCCAAGGTCAAGGCCGCTCTGTTCGATGGGATGAGCATAACGTTTGACAGCTTTTTGTGGCATACGCTGTTGATGCTTGACTTCGGCTTTATGGCATTCGAGAAGATATGGGAGCTGAGAGACGGGATATACGTATGGAAGAAGCTGGCGCCGAGACTGCCCGCGTCGCTGCTCCAGTGGTATTTCGATGACGATGACGAGCTTGACTATGTGGAGCAGTGGGCGACCAAGGGCAACAAGTACGAGACCATCAAGCTGCCGGCCTCGAAGCTGGTCGTGTTCACCCATGAGCGGGAGGGCAACAACTACAGGGGCATCAGCCTTTTGAGGGCGGCCTACAAGCACTGGTGGTACAAGAACACGCTGTATGCCATTGACGGCATAGCCGCGGAGAGGCACGGGGTCGGTCTCGCCTATTTCACGTTCCCTGACAACGCGACGACGGAGCAAAAAGACTACATCAATTCTGTCGGTCAGAGGTTGCATGCCCACGAGAGGGCATACGTGGCCCTGCCAGAATCAATAAAGTTTCAGCTGCTGGGGGTCCAGGGTCAGCTCCATGACATCAAGGGAAGCATCGAGCACCATGATGTTATGATAGTCCGCAGTGTCCTTGCCCAGTTCATAAACGTGGGCGCCAGAGAGATAGGCAGCTACGCGCTGTCCAATGACCAGTCGCGATTCTTCTTGTTTGCTCTTGAGGCGACGAGCAGGAATATCTGCGACACGGTAAACAGAAACATCATACCGGAGATGGTTGACTACAACTGGGACACCGGCGGCAGGTACCCGAAACTGACGGCAAGCGGTCTTGACAACCCAGAGATAGCGGCATACGCCGCGGCCATCGCTTCGCTGGCCACATCCGGGATGCTCAAGCCTGACATCGCCACGGAGAACGAGCTGAGGCGGACAATCAAGCTGCCGCTGCGGGAGAAGCCTGTGGAGACAGGTCTAGAGCAGGAGTCGCCTGCTGGCGACGTTCAGCCAGGCGACGACACGGGGTTGACCGACAAGCGGGCGGCCGAAGGCAGATTCTGGAGGCAGCCTGTCGGGGTCGAGAAGGTGGTGGCGTTCGGTGATATTGAGGACAAGCTGGAGAAGGCCGGCGACGCGTTCGTCAAGGCCGTCAAGCCAATACAGGAGAGGCAGATAAAGTCGTTGGTCAACACGGTCGAGGGCTACGTCAAGGATAAGCAGTATGACAGGTTGGCCGAGATTGACGTACCGTACAGGAAGCAGGTGGCGGACGCCATAGACGACCTCTTGAAGGAGCTCATGGACTTCGGCGCCGGGCAGGTCCGCGAGGAGGCGAAGAAGCAAGGCTCCAGCATGAAGGCGCAAGACAAGGACATTGACCAGCCGGAGCCTGACGCGTTCATTCACGTTAGGGCGCTGGCCATAGCGACGATACTGGCGAACAGGCTGAGGGCGTCAATGGCGTGGGAGGCTCTGCGCCAGGTGAGGGGCGGCGCGTTCAACAGGGTCGCGTTGGCGGCGACGCTGACGGGGCTGTCTGACAGCGAGCTCGAGAGGACCGCGAAGTTCAGCACGACGGAGGCGATGAACCTGGGCAGGCAGGAGCAGGCGAAGGCTGACGAGGACGAGATTGAGCGGGTGCAGAGCAGCGCGATTCTTGACGCCAACACGTGCTCGTATTGCCGTGACATGGACGGCAAGGAATGGAAGTA